AGGATGATTCTTAATTGCTCTTTCGACAGCCTTGTCGGGATCAGAGAAAAAATCTATTTCTTCTTCAGGTTCTTGGGTTGCTGGTGTTGTGTCGAGTTGTGTCTGAATGTAGTTATCAACAACAGACCGTAGTTCCCCTACTTCACTGCTCTGTCGGCCTAGTAACTTCTCAGCCTCTTGGTGCATCCGTACAATTTCAGCCGTTGACTTTCCTTTGTACTTGTCAGGGATGTCGTCTTGCTCTGGTTCTTGAGGAGTTGCCTCTACTTGAGGTTCCTCAGTCACTTGACTTACTACTTCTTCTTCTTCGTTGATTTCTACTTCGTCTTCTTGACGCTCGTCTATAAGTGTTGCCATTATTAAACTCCGTGAGTATTCTCATTATGGAGGTGTATTATGCAGGGCTTCGGTTAGGAGTTGGCCTTGCGCTCTTGTTGTAGCTTTTGTGCCCTGTTCCTTTCCCATTGTCTGGTAGCACCCATAAAATCGCCAGAAATAGGGTCTAACTTGGAACGCACTGCGCTTACAATTCTGTTAGCTATCTTGCCACAGTCTAAACAGGGTATATGTGTACATTCGGAATCAACAAATCTTTCGTTAATGTGTCCGTCTTCACACTTAAACTCAACCATAATACGCATTATTCTTTTGCGTCTTCTAGTTGCTGCTGCTCTGCTGTGTCAATCTGAGCTTCTAAATTTAGTATGTTCGCTATGACTGAGAGTTGGCCTTTACGAAAGTGCAGGTCTTCTAAGTCTTTAGTTACTTCTACTGAGTTAATCAATACCGCGTTTGAGTTAAGGTCTTCTAACAACTGTTTCCAACCTTCTGAACGAAACATATCTCTCATGTTACGGTAATATAGTTCTAGTTTAGGGTCAATCAAACTGTTTCTCCTATAAGGACAGTTAAGTTAAGTAATCATTAATGAGTTATAAACACCTAATATACTACTTATTATATCATAAACGATTAAAAAAGTCAAGCGTTATTTCTTATTTTTACTTGACTTTTGTGCTGGTTTGTTGTATATGGCATCCCAGTTAGCTGCAAACTTCTTTGAGTCTGTCTTGCGCTGGGAGCTACCCTTACCACCGTGAGTCTGACCCTTCATCGTTTCTTGCCCTTGTGGAGGCCATGTTTAGCGTGTTGCTTGCCCTTAGCCGTAGCCTCTCGTTTCTTCTTGTTAGCAGCCGCTAGTTTCTTCTTCCCTGCTGCTGTGGACTTCAGCTTGCTGATTGTCTTAGAAGGTGCGTAAACCTCTCCAGTCTTACCACTAGGCTTACCAGACGGTGTACGCCACTTCTGTTTTGTCCACTTTTTTAAAGACTTCTGTGATTCTTTTAGTGCCATTACTTATAGCCTCCGCCTTTTGCCTTGTACTCCTTGGCTAACATCTGAGCTTTCCTAGCAGACCATTGACCAGCCTTGCCACCTTTAGTACCTGCTTTGATCTTGTTGAACAAGTTTTTCCGCATGGTGGGCTTAGTGTAGTTCCCTGCTTTATTTACTGTAGACTTTTTGGCTGGCATATTACTTACCTTTTTTAACTGGCTTCTTCTTAGGTGCTGCCTTTTTCTTCTTAGGTGGACGACCTACTTTACTACCGTATGTACCTTTACCGTATGGCATGTCTTTCTCCTATTGTGTTTATATGTACAGTGACAATGTGCATATATATGTAGACTTAAACCACTTTTATGTACATATAAATGTTTACCACTTAGTTTTATCTGCCCAATATGCCGCAGACATCTTGCCTTTTGCTATGTTCTTGCCGTGTCGTGCTTTGAAGGACTTACGCTTTGCCTTCATACGAGCAGATTCACCCGCCTTGGGTTTTCCTGCTGTGCTTGCCCCCTGTTCTCCAAACCTAATCGTCTTGATTTTGTCACCTTCCTTCGCCACAACAACATGGCTTTTCTTTGGGTGACTAGGGGTACGCTTGGGCTTGTTATAACCACTTACTCCTGCCCTAGCTAGTCTTGGGTCTTTTTTTGCTGGCATTCTTTTTCTCTCCTGTATTCTCAGCTAATTGTTGCTCAAGCTGTACAATCTTTTTAAATAGCTCGTCAAACTTTACATTTACTTGAGCTACTACGTTCTCTAAATCTCTGGTGCTTACCATTACTGTAGTCCTTGTGGTTGTGGAGGAGTTGCCTGATTAGCAACATTACCCTCTTTTACTGCTACTTCTCTTTCTTTCAGTAACTGCTCTGAAATCTTTAGACGCTTCTCAAACTCTTTGTCATCTGCGTCACCAGCCTTGAGGTTAGTAGTGGCTGCTTTGATACGATCAATCTGAAGCTCTGCTGGTATCGCCTGTGCTTCAGTTATCAGTTTCTGCGCTCTAGCTTGTGACTCTTGCGCCTGTCCTTGTAGTGCAGCAGTCTGTGAGGCTTGGAATGCCAACTGAGCTTGCTGTGCTGCCTGTGCTGCCTGCTGTGCTTCTGGGTTAGGCTGATTAGCCTGCTCAAGCGTAGCAATCAACTCTTCACGATTAGACAGGTTCATGTTGTCAATAATAGATGTTACCAGCTTAGGATACATAGGCTGATCAGGTGACATGGTTTGTAGCAACTGTACAAGCTGTGTTACTTCGTACTCACGGGCAATAATGCCTAGCGAGCTAGAGGTGTGGAACTTGTAGTCAGCTACTGGGTATAGCTCAGGCTCAAACTGCATGTAGCGGTAAGCAGCCTTCTGTACGAATGGAATCAGGAAAGAGTCTTGGAAGTTAATCAGGGTACGCTTGTGACGCTTAATGATAGCGCCTAGTGACATGGAGACACCAGCGGCTGTAGCTTCGCCATTGATAGAACCAGCAATGCCTGCTGAGTCAATAGCGCCTGTGGCTGTTTGCACCATAGTCTGTAGAGACTGTGCCTGTGCAAAGGTAATCTGACTTACGTTACCAAAGTTAAATGGCTGTAGAATCTCAGCAGGGTTGCCGTTGGTTAGGATGGTCTTCCCCGGCTGTATGCTTGGTTTAGCGCCTCTAGGCATGCGAGAAGCGTCCATAGCCATCATTGGGTGGATGGTTAGGGCAAGAGCGTCGATTCTAGCGCGTAGTTCTGCGTCTAACGCCTTTTGGCTGTTATACCCTTTCTCACATACCCCTCTGCCCCAGAAGCGGCTAGGAACGACATCCCAAGGGAATGCGACAACAGGACGATCCTGCATCATGTATGGGTTCTTCTCAGCCTTTAGCAAAGTACCGCCGTTAGCGATAACAACCATAGCCTCAGTGTAATACCCTTCTTCTTCTTCGCTGTCAAGCTCTACTAACTCTTCCTCTGCGTCAGCGTCTGCCATAGCTTCTTTAAGCAAGTGCGTAGGAACAAGGCCGTAGTATTTGGTCAGTCTAATCTTGTCCTCTGAAAAGCTAGTGAGGTCTTGATCAGGCTCTAGGTTGAAGTCAGTAGTGGCTTCTGCTAGAGGTGCATCACGGTACACACCCTTCTCTTGTAGCTGCTCAACCAAGTGGCTAGACACAAACTCGTCTACAGCACAGCCCAGTGCAGAGTCAATGTCTGTCGCTACTGGATCAATCAGGAAGTTCTGTGGCATGACAGGACGCAGCTTAACACAAGTGCGATCCTTGATGGTGACACCTACTGCCTGTAACTCACCGCCCATAACAGGCTGTGTAGCAGGAGCCATTTCTTTTTCTTCTTCTATAACAACTTCTGCAATACCTGTACCAAACACTGCTGCGTTGATTAGGCACTCAGCTACGTTCTTACGGACTCTGTTCTTTGCAAAGTCTTCTTCCAAGTAGCTACGCAAGGCTGCAATGTCAGCAGGGTTCTGATCTCTGACATCATCTTTAATGTCAAACCACTTACCACGGCCAAAGGTAGCTTCCTCTAGTTCTGCAACTGAGGACTCCACAGCCTGCTGTAGTGCAGGAGAAATAATTTTAGATCGCTCTGACTGACGGGTCTGGTCTTGTGCTGACCACTGACCACGCCAGAGGCGGTAGTATTCTTCAAATTTGTCGGAGTAGTTGGCTTCGTAATGATCTCGCCAATCATCACACTTGTCCATTACCCAACCTTCAATGTCCTGCTCTAAGGTGAAGTTGTCTGCGCCTTCTAGTTCCATAGTTAATATCCTGCGTATTTATCTAAGAATTCGTAGTCCTCTTCTTCATAGTCATAAGCATAAGAGACTTTGGCTAACTGGTCTATGTACGCTAAGGAGTCTATCAAGTCATCATGGACTAAAGGATTAGGGAACTGAAACAACTCGTCTAGGAACTGAGTATTCCACTTGCCCTTGTTTAATGTAATGTTGCCGTGTTCAAAGCGTCCTTGCAACGCCCACACGATTCTGTCTGTCTTTTTCTTGTTACCGTGGGTGAGTTCTTCTATGCGGAAGAAGCGTTGGTTGCGTTTCATCTCGTCATTCAGATAAGGGAATACAGCGTTCTTTAACGCTCCTTTTTCAATTCCAACCGCAACTGGCTGATAGTCTCGTACCGCTTCGAAGATACGTCTGGCGGTCTCTTCAACGCCCCAGCGCCCATGTATGATATTACTAACCCACCAACCAGCAGTCCCAGCCTTAACCACAGCAATGCTTGTCTGATCAAGTCTTTTAGTTTTGGTAGTGACTTTTTGAACGTCTGCAAATCCAGCCAAATCCACGGCAATATAATACTCACCGTCAGAAGGCTCTTCCTCGCTAAACTTAACATCTTCTTCTTTAAAGAGTTCACTACCGTGGGCCTCAAAGCTTGCCATGAACTCCTGTCGGAATGAGAAGGCTGACATACTCTTCTCAGCAGCTTCGATCTCTTTAGGGTCTAGCAACGGGTTGTCAAAGCTCGTGTAGTGATAACCTTTAAACGTCTCGTCCTCAGATACACTAGCGTATTGGTATAAGTCATAGAAGTGGTTGCGCCCCATTGGCGTACCAATGAACATCGCATCACCCTTCTGATCCGCAAGAGCAGGACGTAGGATTTGCTCCCACACCTCTGGCTTCATGTCAGCGTATTCGTCCATAACCAAGAACTTCAAGCTAACACCACGCATAGTCTCAGGTCTATCAGCACCCTTCAGCGTCAGCAACGCACCGTTGATAAACTTAATCTGTAGGTTGTTGACATGGCTTGACGCTATAACACTATGCCCTAGCTCCAGTAGCATCTGCCACATAATGTCCCTAGCCTGTCCCTGTGTAGGGGCAACGTAGAACACCTGACCTTTCTTGGCTGACAAGCAGTTCAGTATCAGTGACCACGCAGCTAACCTACTCTTACCTGTACGTCTACCAGCCGCTATCACTTTAAAGCGTGTAGGGTCGTTGTAGACCTCTTGCTGCCACGGCAGTAGCTCAACCTTTAAATCAGTCAATGGTTACTTCCGCTTCAGTCTTAATAACAACCCTAGCACCGCAGGACAACACAGGCTTGTCGTTGCCGCCATAGATAACTGTGCTAGGCCCGTGTATCTGTACTGAGTGACCATAAGTGTTCTTCTTACCTTCCTTAACAGTCAACACAGGCTCGTTAGCGTTGTTTTTCTTGTTAGAGCGTATGATGTGCTGATTGACATGGATATACTTGATAGTCATCAGTACGTCCACATTACAGGAGATTCATTACCGTCAAGGTCGCGGATGTCAACATGGACAAAGCTACTAGCAACTCCAATTCCTGAAAAGCCCATCGAGATAGCCTCTTGAACAATCCTAAACCGTTGTACACCGCTGTTGACTTTGATATCTGCTGCAATACCTTGGGCATGAGTTCCTGCTTTCTCCTTCTTTGCTTCAATGGGGTGGTCTTCTGAACGATAACCACTTGTGATAACAAAGGGGAACCCACAACGTGCGCGTAACAAATCTAACTTCAGCAACAACCTGTCACTAATCTCATTCTCGCCAGTGTACTGACAAGCGAACTCTTCCCTAGTAAAATAATCTAAGTCTTCATTGATGTTATACATCTGTGTATTCCCCTTCTATGGGTTCTTCATTACCGCTTATGACGGTGGTCTCGCCACCAACGCCAGTAATGGAAATATTAATAGCACTCTTACCGTTAGTTCCCTTGTCTTTCTCAAAGTAACTGACGGGTAACAATCTATCCATGCAGAGCTTCCAAGCCGCTGCCTGATTCTTATGGTCATCGTCTAACGCTGCATTCAGAATAGCGTCTAACACCTTCCTACTCTTAGGGGATGCCAGCATTCTAGCCTTGTATTCGTTAATTACCGCTGCGTCTCCCTTGGGTCGCCCTACTGCGTTACGTTTACCCTTGGTTTTTGACGCTACTGAACCTTTTTTTGGCCGCCCAACCCGCTTCGCGGTCTGACCAACCTCTGAATCCTTACTACTCAAGGTCTACTCCTTTGGTTATCTTAAGTATACTTAAGTATTCTTTAGGATTATACTTTAATTATTATTTAAAGAATATCCTTAAAGGTGTTCTTAAGTATACTTAAGGCGCTTGGTTGCCTTTGTCTCTATATTATACTAGATATTATAGCACACTTCTGTTCTAAAGTCAAGCACTATTTACTATATATCCTTAAGTTTCTTTAGACCGCCAGACTAGCCCAAAGTTCCCCACACATGTCATACTTTTTTATTCTAATGATGTCCCTTCTTATAACCTGAGGCTACTTAAGGGCCAGCTTGTGTTTCCTTATGTATATCAAAGGCTTACAAGTATTCACAAGACTTATACATGTACCCTAATTTCACCCTTTTTTGTATACCAGCGGGTACTACACAGGTCGACATAAGTTATCCACACCCCCCGGGGCCTTTATCCACAGGTAATCCACAAGTTATCCACAGGTAATCCACAGGCTGCAATGTTGGCACGAGTATTGCATAAGATTCCACAAGGGCAAGTGTGAGTACGCCAGTGGATACCTACAGACCACACAAGTTGGCACAAGTATTGCATGGCATGACCACAGAAAATTGGTGTATAGAAGGTAGCAGTATCCATTTGCGACACGGTTATATATTTGCGACATTTGTAACATGTTATAAAAATAATTGAATATTTGCGGAACCTTTGGGAATTAGTACGGACTAAGTTATACACATAATCAATGCGGCCTTGCCGCGGGAGCAATACAACATGACTACATTGACAATCAAGCAAGCTAAAGAGTTAGGGCAAGAAATGGTACTGGGTACGGCGATTAAAGCCAAAGTTACTACAGTAGTCCAAATGCTATACATGGCGCACTGTGGTGGCGATATTAAAACAGAGAAGCCATTAATTGCACTATGGGAGCAATGCGCCACAGACAAGCCCACACTGGCCGTCATACGCGCCATATTTAACAGAGTGACCAAGGCAGTACACAAGGAACTGGACATAGACAAGCCAGCAATGTGCGTCAAAGATGGCCAGCTTGTTGAAGTACAGAAACGCGGCGGCAAAGGTGGCGGGGCTGAAGGTGGCGAAGGTGGCGAAGGTGAACATACGCTAAACGCTAAAGGCGAAGCGGTGCCAGTACTGACTCAAGATACCGCAAGATACAAGGCGGCATTTGAAACACTAATACGCATGGCAAAAAAGGAGAAAGATGCGGCAAAAGCTGAAGCCCTTTCAGTAGCAATGAACTTACTTGCCGCTAAAATCTAATAGCTATATACTAGGAGCCATGCATATACTGGTGGCTCTCGTGAATAGAGTTATAACAAGTTACAATTATTTGGAGTATATAAAAATGAATGCACAACCGAAGTTCAGTAAACCTAGCAAAATGCCATGCCGTAGTTGGTCGCTGGAAGCACTGACTACCTGCCCAGCTTCTAAAGATAGCAGCGGCGAATTAGTACCCGCATGCAAAGGATGTTATGCAACTAGTGGTAACTACAGATTCCCTAATGTCAAAGCACCACGGCTACACAATCAAGACGATTGGCGCAATGATGATTGGGTCGACGCTATGATTGCAGAATTAGATAATGACCGCTATTTCCGCTGGTTCGATAGTGGCGATATGTATGATATTCGACTGGCTACAAAGATTCTGGAAGTAATGCGCCGTACTCCATGGACTAGGCATTGGCTACCTACTAGGATGAA